AGGGGGAGATAGCATGGTATTAAACAAAGATATATTTTTAGGAGCAGGAACTACATTAACATTTATTCCCGAATGCGATTTGTATTTGGGTGTTGGGCGACAAAGCGATGATTCGGCATTTCCCACAAATGGTTCATTGACAACAAATGAAGTTAAGGCATCTGCTGGATTCTTATCAAATTTTTCTTTGGTTGAAAATTTATATGTTGGTTGTTTAGTAGAAAGATATTCAGGAGCAGACGATACTTTAATTTCTACTAATAGAATTAAATCTAATACCTCTACTACTATTACTACAACACATACCTTTCAGCCACATCAAGATGATTATTTTGTCATTAAAGCATATGGCGCACCAACACCTGCTACAACCTCAACCGCTAAAAGACTTCTTTCTGACCAATGGTTAGGTATTCTTGAAAGTGCTACTTTTCCAACTGTTGAACCTGACTTCAAACAACTAAATTTAAGTCTTGGTGGTTCAAGAAACTTTACTTATCAATATAAAGGAATTACAAACTTCGGAACTGCTGATTTAGGAGTTGTTGCTAATCACGGTGCTTGGTTGTATTATTTCTTGGGAAGATGTACTAACATTAATTGTTCTACTGCCGAATTAGCCGCATCAGATAATTCACCCGATGATAGATTCACAGCAGATTCAAACGATGCAAATGCTATTATGATTGAAGGATTAGATTCAGCAGGTGCTAATGTTTCTGTTGGAGCAGGTAAAGATATTAGTGGATTTGCTGATACTGGGCCATTCTTTTATAGAACGATAGGTCAAGACATTTGCCCACCTTTAGCAGATAACGCAGTTGCCGTTATTTCTAATATGGATGCTTTAACAAGACCAACAATTAATACAAGTGGACAAATAACAAACGCCATTACATATACATTTCAAGAGTCCGACTCAGATACATTACCTTCATTTGCCATTGAAAGAAGCGATAGTAAATTAGCGGCTACTACCCCGTTTAGAACAGATACCACTTCTATTTCAATTACAAGTGGTTCTACTACTTCGGGTAGCACTACAATTACATTTGCTGATAACGCTAATTCTGCTTTAATGCAAGTCGGTATGTTAATTAGTGGAACGGGTATTCCTGCACATACTCGTATTGCACAAATTACTAGTGGTGTTAAAGCAGAATTAAGTAATCCTGCATCTGCGACAGGTTCTTCTCTTACCTTTACTTTAACAGAAGATGAGGATAATTCTTTTGTTCAAATTGCAAGAGGTTGTAGAGTCAATACTTTAACAATGACAGCAAATGAAAATGAAGAAGTCAAGATGACTCTTAACCTAAATACCCGAAATGTTCACCTTCCAAGTGAAACAGAACAGTATGATGCAAGAAGGGCAGTAAGTGATGAAAGAAGTTTCTTTAATTTTGAAGCCTCTACTACTGGTGCTAATTCGTCTCAAGAGTTTAGAGAGCCATTTTTCTTTTCGGATGGAACTTTTAAGGTATTAGGTCAAGAGTTTTTAAAAATTAATACTTTAACATTGACTATGAACAATAATCTACAAGACCGAAGATTCTTAGGTGTTGGTAGTAAGGAAGTTCAAGAAGCCATTCCTGCTCAAAGAAATTATGAAATTCAATTTACTGGACACGTTACAGATAATGCTTTATACAAAGCACTTAGAGATGATTCTGAAAATATTACTCAAACGATTGAATTGGTGTTTAATAAGCCAAATGGAGAGGCAATTACTTTAAACTTTACTGATTATTTCGTTAGTGCAAATAATTTCCCGATTGTTGATGATAACTCACCTCTTGCAATTGAAGCAACAGTTATGCCAAGAAACCTAAGCCTTTGCACCGTTAAAACTCATTGGATTTTACAGGGGTGATTTTGTGGTTTCAAGAATAGAAAAATTAGCGATGGTTAAAAGGCTAAAGGCCGAGGCTAAAAAGCCAAAGAAAAAAAAGAAAACAGAAGAACCTAAAAAGTCTAAGTTAGCAGAATAATATTCCACCAACACCGTTTGTTTGTTTGTTGGTATAAAAGGTGGATAATATGTTGAACAAAAAGATTGTATCAGATAAAAGTGTGCTTTTTGCACTAAGCGAGCCTACGCTACATTATATTAAAGTAGCACCCGAAAGCGATGAATACCTCAAGGTATGGGTCAAAGAACCCACATGGCTTGAAGTAGATAAAGCCATTAATAGCGTTATGAAAATTAACACAAGAACGCAACAAATGGACTTAGACTTGAATGCTATGTTTAAATACATGGTTGAAAATTTCATTACAAAGACCGAACCAAGTCTTTCGGCAATTGATATTCTCAGGTTAAATACTTACGTTGGAAATCAACTCAAAGATATTTTACCAAACCCATTTGAATCTTTATCAGGAGATGAAGAAAAAAACGAAGATTGAGAGGAGCGATGAAAAGTGGTAAAATACAACCACAAGACGTTTCTCTCGTTGTCGTTTATACCATTTCTAAGGCTTTGGCGATTAGCCCCTTAGAAGTATATAAGATGCCAAACAGTTTAGTTAATGATTTGTTAATGATGATAAATATACAAAATGAACTTGAAGCCGAAGAAATGGAGAAGGCAAGAAAAGGAAAGTGATTGCTTTGTCTGATGAATTTCGAGGACTTGCCGAACAAGTTCAAAAAATGAATAAACATTTAGAAGAACAATCTGAAAAATTTGTAACACTTAATGCTCATATAGAACAGCAATCTAAAAAATTCACAACACTTAAAAATAGAGTAGCGGGATATAAAACTGAAATTGAAACATTAGGAAAAAACTATGATGCTGCCCAAACCGCAGTAGGTCAGTTAAATCAAACTAATACTGCATTATTAACAAATTTTACAAATAGTTTTGTAAAAATGGAACAAATTATTCAGACACTAACTGATAAAACCACAATAGAAACAAAAGCAAGAGAACAATTACAAGAGAAAGTTGCTAAAGACCAAATAGAAATGCAACAAAAGTTGCAGGTTTCTATTGATGCAGTAACAACTGCCATGCAAAATCAAACACAGGCTCAAAATCCTCAAGATGCTGAGGAAATGATTAGAAAGGAAAAGGAACGTGTTGAAGCATTTAAAAGACTTCAAGAAGAGTATGGTAAATTTACCAAAAAAGAGTTTGAAGCAAGCGATACTTTAGATACTCGAAGTAGAATACTTAGCGTAGCAATTGCTAGATATAAAGACCAAACAGGCGACAGAAAGTTGCCTTTCTTTGAAGGAATGTCATTGTATTTAGAAGAAGGTGGAACAAAGGCTGAATATCTCGCTCAGTTTTTAACTACAACAAGAGAAGAATTAAAAGTATTTGGTGTTGAAGTCGCTTCTGTTAGAAAATTCATGTATGGGTTTTTACCGCCTGGAACTTTTAGATTAGTAAATAAATTTGCTTCTACTTTAAACTTCATTGGTGGAACAATGAGGGGTCTTAAGGCTGATGCAGAAGGAACTGGAAATATATTGACTAAAACATTATTTGCAGGAACAATAGATAAAAAAGGTCTTGATAGATTAAAAGAAAGAAGAAAAGATTTAACGACGAAAATAGGAAAAACTAAGTCTGCAAAGGAAGAACAAGAAAAACTTATGAAAGACTCAAGTTTAAGCCAATTAGATAGAGATGCTGCAAAAGAACAATTTGAATATCTTAAAGGAATAGAAAAAGAATTAAGAGAAGAAAGAAAGAAAGGCGATGCTAAGATAAGAAAGCAAGGAAACTTTTTAGCAAAAAAGATAGCAGAATCTCCATTTGGAAAGGCGGGTATTGCTCTTAATGAGAACCTTACAAAGAAAATGGAAGCCGTAAATAACTATTTAGACGATTTAGACGAAAATGGAAATATTTTTCAAAAGGGTTTTGCTAAAATTTCTAAAGTAATTATATCTGTTGGTAGATTTATATTTATGGCTTCTATGTATTTGTTATTGTTCTCTCTTGGATTTATTGTTATTACAAAGTTCTTTAAGAGCAATGCAGATAAATTTAAAAAGTTCTTTGATGAGGTCAGTCCTGTATTTAACTTTTTGATAAATACAGTGGGCGGAGCAATAATGAGTGCATTAGAAGGTCTTATGGCGATTATGTCAGGTATATTTGAAGGTGATGTTGAAAAGATATTTGCAGGAGTATTGGATGTATTGGGAGGGCTATTCATAGCATTAATAGGAATAGCAGGAACTCTTCTTGCTGGCGCTATTAGTTTAATTGTTTCAGTTGCCTATGTATTGTGGGAAAACCTAGAAGGATGGATTTTTAGTAGCGAAAAAGGAATTAAATCAAAGATAGGCGATTTAATTATTCTAGCAGCAACAATAGCGAGTTTGTTGTTTATCATCAGTTTACTGCCAATTCAATTGCCATTTATTCTTGTTGCTGCACTGGGTTATGTTATCTTTAAGGCCGTAAAGAAGATAATAAAAGCAATTCCAGGATTTGCAGAAGGTGGAGTTTCAACAGGTGGATTAGCAGTTGTGGGAGAAAGAGGCCCAGAATTAGTTAATTTGCCAAAGGGTTCAAGAGTCCATTCAAATGCTGATAGCAGAAAAATGACAGGAAGCACAGTAAATAATATCAATATAACTATCAATGCAAGAGATTCCTCTAAGGCAGAAATGAGAAGAATGGCAGATGAGATTGGAAGAATGATAAGTTCAAAAATTAATAGAAGCACATCTTCAAGCACATTAAGGTGATAATTATGACCAGTACAGTATATTTAAAAATAGCAAAACACTCAGGAAGTAGTGCTAGTATTGATACTATTCCATTAAATGTAACAAATGTTAGTATTTCTGTTGATAAACAAATTCCTGCTTTTCCTATTCCTTTAAGTGGTTTAGCAACAGGTGAATCGCAAACAGCAGCCTTAGATTTGGGAATGTCAAGTAAAAGAATCAGTTTGCAGGGATTTATTAATGAAACAACAATAAGACGAACTCATAAAGAAACAGGCGGAACTGCTGATACTTTAACTTTTACTCCACAGGAAGTTGCTCAATTAATTGCTTCTGGAGTTGATTCCACTGGTCTTGCTGAATATCAGGCTATTAATGAATTAGTTATTTTAATACCCTCTAAGGTTGATGAAAACTATGTTCAAGTTACTGAAAGAGATATTCCATTATCATTTAGAGCGAGAGGCAATCCGAATGAATTAGATAATACTGGAGTAAGTAGTTCTTTATCTTTTCCAACACCGACTTCGGGAGGGCTTAAAGGTTTTATTCAACAGTTTGGTTGTGAATTAAGTGCAGAAAGTGTTGATATAAGTTTTAATTTAGAATTTGTTGTTGCCTTTATCTTACCTTGAGGTGCTATTATGTCTTATGCTATCTTTACAGGAAAACAACGCTCTCTTGTTTTTCCAATTATGTGTAATGGTTTTTTAACTTTAGATTACACAGATAATATTGCTTCAACAGGAACAGGGATTCCTTATGGGTTATGGGATTTAGATGGCGATTTTACCTTTGAATGCGTTTTAACTCCATATGAAATTAATGGCTACGGAAATTATGGGGATGGTGCTGAATTTCCTTCGGAATTTACAGACAATAATCCTTCAGGAAGTGCTAAAGCCTTCGTTTCAGGTAGTAAAAAAATACAAAATGGATTAAACTTTGCTGCAACTGAGAGCGATTATGAACAAGGATGATAGAGGAACACATGAAATGCGTATTTTTCATAGCACTAACTTACAAATTAGTTTAATAAATAGCACCGCCCACAACTTTAACAATCCAGCGAGATATAAAATAAAAGTAGGAATTAAATTAGGAACGGCATCTATGGAATATTTTACAACTGATGAAGTTATTATTCCTAATTTGGGGGGGCAATACTCTTATGCTGCTGATGAGTGGATAGGTGGAGATAATGACTTAACAGGATTTGATATAGACGGAAAAGCAAAATTTCGTCTTATTGGAAAGACCAGTTCTTTAATTAATGGGAGTAATGCCTATAATATAAGTGGTGGTAATCCTACCAGTTTCGTTGGAACGTCATTTGAAGATAAAGAAATATTTAAAAGAGATGGATTTACTTTTACTTCTATTGGGTTTAGTCAAAGTGCTACATCTAGCGCATTAACTTTAAAAGCCGCCCCTTCTCCTGCAATTGGTATAAATACTAACCTTTATGTGCATGATAATTTTTTTGAGCCAAGTTATATTAACAATACTAATCACATTGCTTGTTCGTGGGATAATCAAAATAAAGAAGTTCTTATATTTTTTAATGGAAAATTGGTTAAAACAGCAAGCCATACACAAACTGATTCATTTACAATGGAAGGAGAAGATTTTTATATTGGTGCAAACGGTGGTGGAGCAACAGGTGTTAATTCAGCAAAAACTAATAATCAGTTTATGGGAGAATTACATGAATTAAGTTTTATGAATATTAGAAAAACACAATTCAATGCTATAAATAATCTAATGCCTAACTTTAATAATACTGTTTTATATTTGAGATTCGAGGAGATTGATGAATAATGGTCGTTGATTTAAGTCCTTCAAGTGCAAAATCTGATGCACCAACGAATCCAAAATTTTCAGATAGTTCGCTTACAACTCAAAATACTCTTTATACTGCTATTGCTACTGATGGAGCAAGCACTTTTACAGCAACTCCCACTACTGGTTCTGTTCCTGAAGAAAACTTAGCAACAACAAAAGGATTTAGAATTAAATGCTATGATGCTTTAACTACTACTGGTTTTAGATTTAATCCAACAGATTTTGAAAATTTTAATTATTTTGTTTTAGTTCACGCTAGAGATGACAAAAAACATCACTTCGCTAGAATCACTGAAGTTTTAACAGAAGATATCAAAGGAGACGCTTTTGAATTTGAACCAAAATTAGGAAATGAAATACCAAAAGGAACACAATTTCATATTATTAAAGGACACGCCATAACAAATACAAATATTGTTGCTTTTTCAGCAGGAATACAAGTAGATAAGGGAAGCGGTGGGCTATCGTTAAATGAAAATTTAGTTTGTGCTAGACCACTATTTTATTTCTTTAATGATTTATTAGATAAAGAAAACGAGTTAGACCATAATACTAAATATTATTGTATGCAAAAATCTCATGGAACGCTATCTAGTTCTGCTCAAACTTTTGATACTACCGATGCTGTTACCTTTAGAACAGTTCAGGATTTTGGAAAAACAATTATTGATTATAGCAAATTTTCTCATAGAGTAACCTTTACAGATAAATTGAGAGAATTGGACGATACAATTAGCGGGTCAATAACAACTAATGAAGGAGCAACAATTACTGCTGATACAAATGACTACAATTCTATGTTTCCCAATGCGAGAAGAATTAGTGATGATTTAGTAAGCACACCCACATATACTGGGCCAATTAGATATTTACACTATGATTTTTCACCAACGAGAGCAAATTTTGCATATAATGTATTTGACCATGTTAATGCTGAATCCATTAGTGGTAAAGGTGGATTTTCAGAATCTTCAATTTTAGATAATGGCAGAATTATGCCAAAGAAAATTAAAGAATTTGATGCTTATAGGGTGAGACATAATATTCATAAAGGAGACATAAATGAGTTTTTCCCATTAACAGCAACATACAGTTCAAAAACTTCAAATGCTGTTTTTTCGTTTGATACTGATTATAATTTAAATACTGTTTTAAATGCAGGAGATGAGGTTAAAATAGGAGATAAAATTTTAATTGTTGCATCTTTTGGAAGCCTTTCTGGAAGAACACAGGAGATTACCTTTCAAAGCGATACAGACCCCTATGCAAGAGGCGAGAACGACGCTGTTTTTACTGCACAGTCGATGACCCCGACAAGCGGAGAAGTGCTTCACAGGCGAGCATATAACGCAAAAGATGGAACACTTATGCTTGATACTCACCTCATAAATGGTAGGTTTAGTAAGATGTATGTTTCTTTTACGTCTTTAAATCACAATGAAAGATTTGCGACTGTAACGGCTTGTGATTCAACTAAAGGTATGCTTACTTTGTCCATCACAGGAGATTCTTATAATAGCAATAGTTTAAGTTTTGCTAAAGGGGAATATCAATTATTTATTGAAAGATTTAATGGAGAAATTGAATCAATAGAAAATAAAAAACAGGATGGGCAGACAATAGTTGAAATACAAGGAAGAGATAGATTTAATAAACTATTATCTCCTATAATAAATTCAAACACTTTATTTAGTGATGATATTATTTATTCTACAAACAGTCC